TTCATATACATTAGGTTTTACAGTTGGCGGATCAGCAGGTACATTTAATAAAATATCTGGTAATTATAGTGATACTGCAGCTGCTAAAAATTTTATACAAATAACATGTGTAGGTGCCACTGAGTTCTGGTATACTATATCTCAAATAGCTTAAAATATGTTTGGACAAAGTCTGTTATCAGCTTTTGGAATTGCGTGTACAACGGACACAGACCAGTTATTTACAACTGACCAATCAATTACATCTATAGCTACGTATCAGTTAAATAATGCTACGACTTCTATACCAAGCAATACATATCCTGGTACAGCCAGCAATATAACGTATGCCGCTGGTAAGTTTGGTAATGCTGCTGTATTTAATGGCAGCAGTAGTGTTATTACTTTACCTTTGTCAAATTGGTTAGCTTCTACTTCTGCAAAATCTTGTTCTGTGTGGTTTAAAACTTCAGTTACGTCAGGAGGAAATAGAGCTATTGTTTCAGATTATGGTGATGGTTCAGCATTTAATTTTGACTGCTTTTTAAAACCATCAAGCGGTAAAATTGAAATTTCATCAAGGAGAGGAACAAACTATTATGCTGACAGCAGTAGTGGTAATTTTAATGATGGTAATTGGCATTTAGCTGTTATAGTGGATGACATACCTAATTCTAGCTTAAAACTTTATGTAGATAACAATTTAGAAGTATCAATTTCAACTGGCTCTGCATCAATAAACTCTTCAGTTCTTTACATTGGAACATATAGTTCAGGTTATTATTTTGATGGTTCAATAGACCAAGTAAGAATCTTTGACAAAGCATTATCTTCTACAGAGCGAACTACTCTATATAATGAAACAACTTCAACAGCTACAAGTGCTAGTGTAGATTATGTTGGTGCTAATCCTAATAGCATTGCATACTACAAAATGTCAGATGCTACAGATCAGCTAGGTAATCACAATGGTACAGCTACTAATGTAAACTTTAATACTGAAGGTAAGTTTGGATTTGCTGGAGCGTTTAATGGTAGCAGCAGTTATATAAACACTAATATTCCTGCTTCAATTTTTAACACAAACACTTGGAGTATTTCTATTTGGTTTAAACAGACTAATAATACTTATGGTTATTTTTTAGGAAACACTAATAGTGGTTTAAATAATGGAATTGCAATGGGATTTTATACTGCAGGCTCACCAAACGGGGGTGCAAGATTTGATTTTATAACTAGAAACAATGGTTCTACGATAGGTAGATGGCAAGGAGGAACTCACACAGTTAATGTCTGGACTAACATTGTAATTGTGAATAATAATAATTCATTTTCATTCTATCAAGACGGGAGCCTAGCTTCATCTACTAGTGGATATTCTCAGCCCTTAGCCGGGGGTACTTATAGTTCAGGCACTGATTTTGCTTTAGGTAGAGGCGGTGATTATAATGCTGAATATTTTGGAGGTGAATTAGATCAAATAAGAATATACGACTCAGCTATATCAGCAGCTAACGTATCTACACTTTACAAAGAAGTTGAATGTGAACCAGTAGCTATAAATGCTTTAGATCACTTTAATACTGTTTTATATACAGGTAATGGCGCAAGTTCAAGATCAATTACAGGTGTAGGATTTGCTCCAGATTTTACTTGGACTAAAAAAAGAGGTCCATCTACAGCGGATCACTTATTACAGAATACAGTTAATGGCGCAGGAACAGGTTCTGCTTTATATTCTGCATCAAATGGCGCAGCTGGAAGTACAGACCAATATGGTTATATATCTGCATTTGGTACAGACGGGGTTACTTATCAAGCCGGAAGCAGTGGTAGTTATCCTAGTGATTTAAATAATGAAAACAATTCAACATACGTTGCTTGGAACTGGAAAGCAGCTTTAGCTAATTTATCATCTAGCTTTAATGGTAGTAGTAGTTATATTGATTTAGCTTTTGCTTCTCTTAATGTAAACAATAATTTTACTTGGTCTTTTTGGATTAAATTTAATAGTTTTACACTTTACGATACGCCTATAGGTTTTTTTATGAATGGTTATACTAATTTTATAGACTTAGTTGATGTAAATGGTCAATTGTCTTTTTATGATGGACAAAGTAGGTTGAATACTCCTGGTAGCACTTTTGCAACAGGATCATGGTATCATGTAGCTGTTACTAAAAGTTCTACTAACGGTAGAAAGTTTTATGTAAACGGTTCGGAAGTAGCAAGCAATTCATCTAATTCAAATTCAGGATCTTCATCTGGTGGTAGAAACTTATTAGGAGCTTATTCATCATCAGGTAATCCAACTACTGCACTTTTAAATGTAGATGGTGATATGGCACAGGTTAGAATATTTCACAGCGCATTAACAGCAAGTCAAATTTCTGATTTATATACAGAACCAGCAGCAAGTAATAATACATTAAACTATCCTGCAGGTGCAGGTTGTATAGCAGCTTATCCACTACAAACAGATGCTGTAGATTTAAGTGGTAATTATAGCGGCACATCTAGTAATATAACATTTGGTCAGCCAGGTTATTTAACTGGTAATACTGATGGCACAATACCAAGTACGGTAGCTGCTAATGTAGAAGCTGGATTTAGTGTTGTTCAATGGACTTCACCGTCTGGTAATGGTAATCCATCTAATGTGGGTCATGGACTGTCTAAAGCTCCAGAACTTATTTTTTATAAAGGTATTAATTATGCAGATAATTGGTATGTATATTCACAACCGACGGGATTAAATAAATATTTAAATTTAAATACAGATGGCGCTGTAACAACAAATAACAGCAACGGTTTTACAAATGTTAATTCTTTAACTTTTACAACAAATCTTGTTAACGGTAGTTATAATATTTTATCTTACTGTTTCACATCAATACCGGGTTACAGCAAAATAGGTTCTTATGTTGGAACAAGTTCTGCTGGTAATTTTCAGTATACAGGATTTGAACCTTCTTGGTTAATGGTTAAATGTAGTTCAGTTGGTGGTAGGCCATGGGTTATGTTTGATAATAAAAGAATGTCAGGTTCAAGTTATTATGAGTTATATGCTGATTTAGCAAACGCTGAAAGTCCTGCTTATCCTGATGTTGTTTTTAATTCTAATGGATGGACTGCAGGAACCAATGCAAGTGGTTCAAATAGATCTGGAGATACATATATATTTTTAGCAATAGCATAAATTAAATAAAATGAGTGAAAAAAAGAAACCTTTTAAAGATACAGGTGTCGGACGATTTTTAATTGAAAAGGCACCAAGTATTCTAGGAATGGTCGGCGACGCAATATTGCCGGGAAATGTAATATCAGAACTAATTAGTGGTAACTCTCAGCTTTCAGAAAGCGATAAACAAGTTGCACTAGAAAAGTTAAGAATAGAAAGAGCCGAAATTGATGGCACAACCAAAAGATGGGTAGCAGATGCTCGAAGCGGTAACTGGCTTGCGTCCAACGTCCGACCATTGGTTCTTGTATTTTTAACTATATCATATGTTATAGGGTGGTACGCCGGCTATTCACTGGAATCAGTCACTTCATTATTAACAATAGTCATCGGAGGCTATTTTGGATCTCGCGGCGTCGAGAAGGTATTTGGAAATAATAAACATAAACAATGATAGGACAAGATTTAAAAATCTTTGGAATTAACGTAGGAGCAATGATATTTTCAGTAATACCTGAAATAAACACAGTACTACAGACAGTAGTTTTATTGTTATCAATAGGATACACAATATTAATGATAATAAAAAAAGCAAAAGAATAATACAATGAAATATTTTAATGAATCTGAATTTAATAACTTTGACAAAATGGATCCTAAGCTTCTTGAGATGCTAGATAATCTTAGAGAAACATATGGATATCCAATTACATTAACGTCAACATATAGATCACCTCAGCATCCAATAGAGGCGCGTAAGTCTAATCCAGGTGAGCACACTTATGGTGCTGCTGTAGATATAGCTTGTGTAGGAGGTGAGGCTACTTATAAATTAGTAAAAGCAGCTATTGAAGTAGGTTTTACTAGAATAGGTATAAGTAGAAAAAACAACTTTGTTCACGTAGGTATAGGCTATGATGGTGCTCCGCCTATGACAATATGGACATACTAAATTTAATTAAATGGCAAAATTAATACGTAAGATCAGTATAGGTACTGACTACAAAAACGAAGCAATGCATTACTCTGTAGGCCAAGAAGTTTATGGAGGACATACTATTTCAGACATATTAGAAGAAGATGGTGCTTATAAAATATTTATAACTAAAAACAAAGAGGTATTACCTTGGAAACATTTTAATTCTAACATGGCTGTATCTGTTGAATATAACTTAGATTATTAATGCAAGCACTTTTTGATTATATTATATCTACTGAAAATCGTTACAATAACGTAGTTGATGTTGATGACAAAAAATTAGTCGTTAATACAGAAATTACAGAGCGTGACCATGTTTTTGTTAATCGCATTGGCACTATTTATAGCTGTCCTGTTGTAACCAAAACAAAAATAAATAAAGGAGATAAAGTTATATTACATCATAATGTGTTTAGAAGATGGTATGACTCTCATGGACAAGAGCGAAATTCAGCTAGTTATATTGGTGAAGATAAATATGTAGTATCTGACGATCAAATATATGCTTATAAAAAAAATGGTAAATGGAAGTGTTTGCCACAATATTGTTTTGTAAAACCTTTATATAAAAACAATAAATGGTCTCTTAGAACTGATGAAAATTTATCTGGTGAACTAGTTTACTTAAACGAAGAGTTAGAAAAACTAGGGCTGTCTAAAGGGTCGATAGTGGGTTTTACGCCTAATTCTGAATATGAATTTAATATAGATGGTCAAAAATTATATCGTGTATTATCAAATCAAATAACAATAGACTATGGATCGAAGACAAAAAATAGTTCAAGCAGCGGAAAAAGCGTTAATTGAACTTGATAAAGTTATAAGACAAAAAATTGATTTAGTTGAACTAGATCCTGAAAAAGCTAAAACAGCAGCTCAAGCTAAATGGGTTGCAATAGAAGATTCTTTAAAAATAGTTGAAAAAATAGAGCAATTAACAGAAACAAAAAGTACTAAAGAAACTAAAACTTTTTTAGGTGTTGAAAATAGAATTAAGTAATGTATAAGCAGGCTTTATATACTATTGATAGACAGCACTTAGCTGATAAAAAAGTTAAACACACTAACAAACATAAAAAATTTGAATACGGTTATAATGAAGACTTAGATTGTGTTATAATAAGTAAAGATGGTACTTTAGGTGATATATATAATATACAAGGTCTTAAGGTAGGAATACCTCAAACTCCAACTAAAATAGATGGAAAAGATCTTAAAAATAAAGAACAATATTTTAAAATACCAAACAAACCAGAATCTTTAAATAAAATAAAAACTATATATGATTTTCAAAATTGCTCAGAAGATATTAAAGAAAAATACTATAGTTATATTGATGTTGAGTTTAATCGTAGGGATGTTGGTTATTGGTTCATGTGCAACGGTGAAGCAAACTACATTACGGGATCGCACTATGTATATCTCACTTGGACAAAAATCGACGTGGGAGCACCAGACTTTAGGCAGGCAAATAGAATCTTTTACTATTTCTGGGAGGCGTGCAAGGCAGATAAAAGATCTTATGGAATGTGCTACCTCAAGAATAGACGGTCTGGGTTT